CCCCTAGCATAGTATTCCCCACCACCGATGAGCAATTTTTCCCCGGCACCTTGCCTTCCCCGCTACAGGAACCCCCCCCTTGTGTTTTTGGGTCCCCCGGATGGACGGAGGGGGGTAGCAGTGAAGCAGGTAGGTGCTTCAGAGAAGCAGGTGCTTTGTGTGTGGAGGTGCTTCAGTGAAGCAGCTCCAATTTTGAGGTGCTTCAGTGAAGCAGGTGGAGGATTGAAGTGACGCCAGCGCAGAGGGAGGTATTTTTGATTATTGATGAGTTTTGGAGGGAGAGGGGGTATGGTCCTTCGTTGAAGGAGATACAGGCGATGGTGGATCGGCCTCAGAGTATTGCGGCTATACAGAAGAAGGTGAAGGCTTTGGTGAGGCTGGGGATCTGTAAGGGGGTTAAGAACGCCCACCGGGCGACGCGGCCTGCGGGGTTGAGGGTGAACAAGATCGTATGAATCTAGAGAATTTTATTGAGAAGCTTCCTGAGGGGGACAGGGCTGAGTTATTGGAGTTGGCTCAGCAGTACAGTGATGCTTTGAATAGGGAGAGGTGTCAGACGAGCTTTTTGGACTTTGTGAAGACGATGTGGCCTGGGTTTATACATGGGCGGCATCATGCTGTTATGGCTAAGAAGTTTGAGGAGATTGCTTCTGGGAAGTTAAAGAGGCTGATCATTAACATGCCTCCCCGGCACACGAAGTCTGAGTTTGCGAGTTACATGTTGCCTGCTTGGTTTTTGGGCCGGTACCCCGGAAAGAAGATCATTCAGTCTTCTAACACAGCGGAGCTGGCCGTTGGTTTTGGCCGGAAGGTCAGGAACTTGGTGGACAGTGAGACTTATGCCCGGGTGTTTCCGAATGTGAGCCTGAGGCATGACTCTAAGGCGGCCGGACGGTGGTCTACGAATATGAATGGTGAGTACTTCGCTATCGGGGTTGGGGGTACGGTAACGGGTAAGGGTGCCGATCTGTTGATTATTGACGATCCACACTCGGAACAAGAGGCTGCTTTAGCGGCGAATGATCCTGGGATCTATGACAAGGTGTATGAGTGGTATTCATCGGGTCCGAGACAGCGACTTCAGCCTGGCGGGTCGATTGTGATTGTGATGACCCGTTGGGGGAAGAGGGACCTGACGGGCCAGGTTTTAAAGGCGGAGATGCAACGAGGCGGGGAGACCTGGGATGTGATTGAATTCCCGGCGATTTTGCCCTCTGGAAACCCATTATGGCCAGAATTTTGGTCTTATGACGAGTTAGCGGCTCTAAAAGAGGAGCTTCCGAACCAAAAGTGGCAGGCTCAGTACCAACAGAATCCGATTTCTGAAGAGTCTGCGATTGTAAAAAGAGAGTGGTGGCAGACCTGGGAGGATGACAGTCCTCCGTATTGCGACTTTACGCTCATGGCTTGGGATACGGCGTTTGAAAAGAATAACCGGGCGGACTATTCGGCGTGTACGTTGTGGGGAATCTTTGGCCACCCGGATGAGAATGGGGTGGAGCAGCAGAATATTATTCTGTTGAATTCGTTTAGGGCCCGGCTTGAGTTTCCTGAGTTAAAGAGACGGGTGATGGAGGAGTATCGGGAGTGGTCACCGGACTCGATGGTGATTGAGAAGAAGGCATCTGGAGCGCCGCTGATTTATGAGCTGAGGGCGATGGGGATTCCGGTGCAGGAATTTACGCCGGTCAGAGGAAATGACAAGATTACCCGGCTTAATGCGGTGTCAGATTTGTTTGCCTCTGGTAGAGTGTGGGCACCAGCGACTCGGTGGGCAGAAGAAGTGATTGATGAGGTTGCGAGCTTTCCGTCTGGAGAGCATGATGACTATGTTGACACGGTCTCATTGGCTTTGATGAGGTTCCGTAAAGGGGGTTTTGTGAAGACCGCCCTTGACGAAGATGATGAGCCCAGATATTTCCGTCGCAAAAAAGCTTACTACTAAGGATTAGACATGGCTATTGAAAAATCTTTGTCTCAGGCGCCCGATGGTTTTAAACCGGATGCTTTCATGGACAGCCCCGCGATTGAAATTGAGATCGAGGATCCTGAGGGAGTAGTACTTGGTATTGGCGGGATGGAGATTGTGATCGATCCAGACGCCGAGTCGGACGATGAATTTAATGCAAACCTGGCAGAGCAAATCGACGACAGTGAGTTGGCTGGACTGGCCACAGATCTTATCGGCGATTACGACGACGACATCTCTTCCCGTAAAGACTGGGTCCAGACTTACGTTGATGGCCTAGAGCTTTTGGGTCTGAAGATCGAGGAGCGGACTGAGCCCTGGCCGGGTGCTTGTGGTGTGTATCACCCTCTTTTGACTGAAGCGTTGGTGAAGTTCCAGTCCGAAACAATTATTGAGACATTCCCAGCTCAGGGACCGGTACGTGTAAAGATTTTGGGCGAAGAGACTGTAGAGAAGATTGACGCAGCTCAGCGGGTCAAGGCTGATATGAACTTCCAATTGACGGAGGTCATGACGGAGTACCGGCCTGAGCACGAGCGGATGCTCTGGGGTCTAGGACTTTCGGGTAATGCGTTTAAGAAGGTGTACTTTGATCCATCTCTGGATCGACAAGTTTCACTATTTGTCCCAGCAGAAGACATCGTTGTCCCTTACGGCGCTTCTGATCTTGAGTCTTCACCCAGAGTGACTCATGTGATGCGTAAGACTCCAAACGAGATGCGCAAACTTCAGGTTGCTGGGTTTTATCGAGATGTCGAGCTGGGTGATCCAGTAGATACATTTGATGAAGTCGAGAAGAAAATTGCCGAGAAGATGGGGTTCAAAGCCTCGGTTGATGACCGGTTCAAGCTTCTTGAGATGCACGTAGATCTGGATTTACCAGGTTATGAGGACAAAGACAAGGACGGAGTTCCTACCGGAATCGCGCTTCCTTATGTTGTGACGATTGAAAAGAGCACGGAGACTATTCTAGCGATCCGCCGGAATTGGCACCCAGATGATCCACTTAAGCAGAAACGACAGCATTTTGTACACTACGGATACGTTCCCGGATTTGGCTTCTATTGCTTCGGCCTTATTCATCTTATTGGCGCTTTTGCTAAGTCCGGCACTTCTATTCTGCGGCAGCTTGTCGATGCAGGCGTGCTTTCAAACCTCCCCGGAGGATTTAAGACTAAAGGGCTTCGCGTTAAGGGCGACGACACTCCAATTGCCCCGGCTGAGTTCCGAGACGTAGACGTCACATCAGGCACGATCAAAGACAACATCATGACGCTCCCATATAAGGAGCCGTCTCAGGTCTTGTATACCTTGATGAATACGATTGTGGAAGAAGGCCGTCGCTTTGCTTCCGCAGCGGACATGAAGATCTCCGACATGTCTGGCCAGACTCCCGTGGGTACAACCCTGGCGATTCTTGAGCGCACACTGAAAGTAATGTCTGCGGTCCAGGCCCGTGTTCACCATGCGATGAAGCAAGAGTTCCGGCTCTTGAAGAACATCATCCGTGACTACACGCCAGAAGAGTATGAGTACGAACCAGAAAACGCTGAGCCTATGGCCAAGCGTTCGGACTATGACTATGTTGAAGTTATTCCCGTATCGGACCCCAACGCCGCAACGATGGCTCAGAAGGTCGTCCAATATCAGGCGGTACTCCAGCTGGCGCAGACGGCACCCCAGCTCTACGACATGCCGCTTCTCCATCGACAGATGCTGGAAGTTCTTGGAATTAAGGATGCAGCAAAGCTAGTCCCGATTGAAGACGACATGAAGCCTAAGGACCCCGTGTCTGAGAACATGGACGCTATCAACATGAAGCCGTTGAAAGCGTTTATTTATCAGGATCATGCGGCGCATATCACGACCCACATGTCGTTTATGCAGGATCCGATCACGGCCCAGATGATTGGCCAGAATCCTCAGGCATCCCAAATGACGGCGGCTCTTATGGCGCACATTGCAGAGCATTACGCATTCCAGTACCGCAAAAATCTGGAAGAAAAGCTTGGCGTACCCTACCCCGCACCTAACGAAGAGATGCCAGAGGAGCTCGAGGTTGAGGTGTCTCGTCTGGCCGCAGCTGCTTCACAGAAGCTCCTCCAGGCTAATCAGGCTCAGGTTGCCCAGGCCCAGGCTCAACAAGCTGCGCAAGATCCGATTGTTCAGATGCAACAACAAGAGTTGCAGCTCAAGGCAGCTGATATTCAGCGCAAGGCTCAAAAGGATCAGATGGATGCGCAGCTTAGGGCGCAGCAACTTCAGAATGATCAAATGCGTATTCAGACTCAGGCTGAGATTGACGGAGCACGTCTGGGGGCGCAGATCGCCCGCGAGCAGACCGAGCAGGAGTTTAAAGAAGGGGTGGAGGCCGTCAGGCAAGAGGTTGAGGGTTTCCGCATTGGAGTGGACCTGTCACGACAAAGGGGTGATCAGTGAAAGACGTTCTCCTACACATCTCAAAAAGATTGAAAGAGGAGCAGGAAGTCATCAAAGAGGATTTGGTCGCAGGTAAGGCCAAAGACCACGCGGCGTATCAACACGCCTGTGGGGTAGTACGTGGGTTGTTAATCGCAAATAACATGCTTGCCGAAATGGCAGAAAGGCTTGATCACGATGAGTGAAATCCTAATCGGTTCTACAAACGATCCGAACAAGGCGACAGTACTTCCAGAAACTGCAGAAGAAAAGGCAAAGCAGCTACCGGACCCGTCTGGTTATCGGATTCTCTGCGCAATTCCTGAGATTGAAAATAAGTTTGACAGTGGTTTAGTCAAAGCTGAAGTCACCGTACATAACGAAGAGCTACTCACAACGGTTCTGTTCGTGGCGAAGATGGGCCCTGATTGTTATAAAGACAAAGAGCGATTCCCGTCTGGCCCCTGGTGTAAGGTTGGCGACTTTATTTTGGTTAGACCCCACGCTGGCTCGCGCTTGAAGATTCATGGACGCGAATTCCGCATTATCAACGATGACTCTGTCGAGGGGGTTGTAGAAGATCCCCGTGGCGTTAGTCGCGCATAAGGAGTAGGAAAATGGCTGAAGAAAAAGACGTAGTTGATCCCGATGATATCGAGCTGGAGGTTGTAGACGATACGCCGCCAGAGGACCGAGGCCGTGAGCCCATGCCTAAAGAGCTTGTTGAGGAGCTTGAAAAGGATGAGCTTGAAGATTACTCCGAGAAGGTCAAAGGCCGACTCAAGCAGATGAAAAAGGTTTGGCACGACGAACGGCGAGAGAAAGAGGCCGCGCTTCGTGAACAACAGGCTGCTATTGATTTTGCGCGGAAGATCGCCGAAGAGAACCGGGCGCTAAAAGCGCGGTTAACTGATGGTGAAAAATCCCTGGTTTTGACGGCTACAAGCGCTGCAGAACTGGAAATGGAAATGGCCAAACGAGCCTATAAAGAGGCTTATGACGCTGGCGATTCCGATAAACTTGTAGAGGCTCAGGAGAAACTAAACAACGCTGGATACAGACTTCAGCGGTTGAAAGGTTACAAGCCCCCTGTACAAGAAGAGAAAAATGAGGTAAATATTCCGCAGGCGCAGCCTCAAGAGGTTCGTCTTGACGCAAAAACGGATAACTGGCGTCGCCAGAATGCGTGGTTTGGGTCGGATGAAGAGATGACAGCATCAGCTCTTGGACTGCATCAGAAGCTCGAAAAACAGTATGGCAAGGATTTTGTCAATACTGACAAATATTGGAATACAATTGATAGCACCATGCGTAAACGTTTCCCTGAACATGATTGGGGTGACGTAGACGATGACGAAACGGATGAGGTGGAGTCAAAGCCCGCCCAGCGTACAGAGAGGTCTGCCACTGTTGTGGCTCCGGTGTCACGAAGCACATCTGCCAAGAAGGTGCGCTTAAGTCAGACGCAGCTGAACGTAATCAAGAAAATGGGGATTACCCCCGAGCAGTATGCGAAAGAGATGATGAAACTGGAGAAACAAAATGGCTGAGAACCGTACAAATCGTGAACTTGAATCGCGCTCCATGAAAGAGCGTCCTAAGCAGTGGCAGCGTCCCGAAACGCTACCTCAGCCCGACAAGCAGCCCGGATATGCGTATCGTTGGATTCGCGTAGCCATGATGAACCAGGCTGATGCCCGCAACATCTCGGCCAAATTCCGGGAAGGTTGGGAACCGGTGCGTATTGAGGAACAGCCACAGTTTAAGCTGTTGGTAGATCCGGACAGCCGATTCAAAGACAATGTAGAAGTCGCTGGGTTATTGCTCTGCAA